GATAACACTTGCAAGTTTAGAACCGAACGAACTTCATTCTAAAACAGTCAAGCCGGAAGATGATTTATTCAATTGGAGTAACGTAATAAATAACCTAAAATTTTAAAGTAAAAATGGAAAATTTAACACCAGAACAAGCAATCGAAAAAATTAACGGATTGGTTGCTGAGAAAATGGCTAATGTGCCAACAAAAGAAGATTTAGAATCTCTTAAAACAGAATTGAACGCTATCAAATCACTTGAATTGAAAAGCGACGAATTGATGAAAGCCATTGCAAAAATGGAGGGACGTATCGAAGCACAAAGTGAAAAAGGACACAAAGCAACTGAACCTAAAGCACCAAAAACTTTAGCTGGTTCAATGATTAAAGCGTACACAGAAAATGTGGACAAAATCAAAGATTCAGTTGAGAAAGGTCAGAACTTCACTCTGGAGGTAAAAATGCCAGCACCAGCAGAAGATACAATTACTGGAGATTACGGTGGTGTCATAGCATTGTCAACTTTAGAGCCTGGAGTTAATAGAATTGCAAGACCAACTCGTAGAATGATGGAGATTGCAAATGTTGGTACTACTGCTTCAAAGTACGTTGTTTATATTCAACAAACTACACAAGCGTCAAGCGCATGGCTTACAGAAGCTGAATTAAAACAAGATGGACAAATTCAGTGGGAAGAGGTTTCAAGTGAAGTTAAAAAAATAGCTGGGTCTATAAAGGTTTCAAAAGAAATGTTGGCTGATTTAGCATTTGTTCGTTCTGAAATTAATACTGTTTTGATGGAACAAATCGAACAGTCAGTTGATTTCTCAATGATACAAGGCGCTGGAGGATCTGATTTGAATGGTTTGATTGGTAATATTCCAGTTTTCAATGCTGGTACTTTTGCTGGTACAATTATCGGAGCAAATATAATCGATGTTATTCAAGTAGCAAAAGCACAAATCCAAACTCAAAACTTCATGCCAACACATGTTGTAATGAATCCAGAGGATAAAGCTAAGTTTGAATTAACAAAAACATCAACTGGAGAATATACATATCCAATGTTCTTTACTGGAGCTGAGAATGTGGCTGGTTTAATCGTTGTTGCTTCAAATAACATCACAGCGGGTACAATCATAGTTGGTGATTTCTCCAAACTAATCGTAAAAGTAAGAGAAGCTGCTAATTTAACAGTAGGTTATGAGAACGATGACTTTACTCGAAACATGGTAACTATCATTGCAGAAGCAAGATTAGTTCAGTACATCAGAAATAACGATTTCGGTGCATTTGTTGAGGCAGATTTAGCAACGGCAATAGCAGCGTTAGAATTGTAAAATAATCCGATATGGAAAAGAAACCACGTAAAAAGAAAGTTCTGAATATAGATTTAGATTCAAAAGAAACAGTTATTGAAACTCCAACTGGATTGGAATTGCCATTAAATGCCAAAGAAATGTATGAATTCATAGGCAATGGTAATTTTAGAACTTTGCCCAAAGGTTCAGTATGGAAAATTAACGGTGAATTAGCATCTAAATTTATTGCTAAAGGTTATGGAAATCTAAAATAAATTGAAATGATTATAAGCGTTCAAGATTTTGTCGGAAAGTACGAATTGCACAAAGGCATGTTTGTTCAAAGTAAGTTGCAAAACTACATTGACATTTATGTTCCAAGATATTTGAAACAATTATTAGGAGTTGATTTTTACAATCAATTTGTTAGTGATTTATTAAATGACGTGCCGCAATCTCCAAACTTTTTAGATATATTCAATCCTATTAGTGAAGATTTAGGTTATTCATTTTATACTGAATACGGTATGCAAGTGAGTAACTCAATGATTCTTAGTGACGGAATGATAGAAATGTTGAAAGGCTTTATTTATTTTGAATATGCTAAAGATTTGTATAATCAAATGACTCCATACGGAAATGTTAAGCCAGTGAGTGAGAATTCTGAAATTGTCAGCACTGGTTTCTCTTTGATGTATACACGTTACAACGAAGCAATAAATTCATATAGAGCAATCCAAAGGTATATTAGATACACAAATAATGTTGTATTAGGTCAG